TCTACATTACCTGTCATAATTAATTTTTGGTCAATATATAAACCCCCTGCTTTACCTCTAGCAACTTCTGCATTCACTGCCGCACTCCACGCTTTAGTTTTTAAAGCTTCATCTCTAATTTTAGCTAACTCTGTAATATGTCCTTCAAAGTTAATACCATACTTTTCCTGGACTTCAGCGCGCAGCTCACCTATGTACTTTGCAACTAATGGATAGTACTTAGGATTTTTTAATTCACTAGCTCTAGATCTTGAGCTGGTTGTATATCCTGCTTCATTTGCACATTCAGCCGGAGACATCTTACCTTGATTATATACTAAAAGCTCTGCAAACTTTTTTTGTTTGTCTGTTAAAATTGCTATTCTTGTCATATGGTTTGACTTATATAAACTTGTACGATAAAAGTCAATGCACGATGAATGAAGAGACAAAACTCTGGAAAAAACTTAAGAAAAATACACCTAAAATACTATGGACAAGACTGGAATCTTGGGCTTCTTTTGGGGTGCCAGATCTACTTGGTTATCATGATTCATGCGGATTCTTTATGGTTGAGCTTAAGATAGCACGTGGCCCAAAAATATCATTTTCTCCCCATCAAAAACTGTTTCACTTTACACATACAAAAAGGAACTTCATTCTTATTGAAGAGCCTCTTGCTCGGTCAATAAAACTTTATCAAAGCTCCACGGTCAACGGTCTGCTATCCGACTATCGCGAAACGCCGTGCGTGGCCTTCGATGACTGGGACCATATTCAGCGCTTGTTGCTTGAAGCTCCATTAGCTTGACGCTCGTCGCTTGTCGCTTGACGCTCGTCGCTTAAAGCTTGCTGCTTGTCGCTTAAAGCTTGCTGCTTGTCGCTTGTAGCTCAAGGCCTACCATCCTCCTGGTGGCTGGTTCTCTTCATTTAACTTTTTTACTAGTTTGCTCAGCTTGCTGCTTGTAGCTCGGAACTTAAGTATTTTGGCCTGGGCCCTGAATATAGGGGCGTGAGACTTGCGGGTCACCGGTTCGCGCGCCGCGGGCGGATCATGACGTATACACCAGCCGCTGCCGTTTTTAAAGAAATGCATTAGTGTTTTCCGTATGATATATTTTGAATTGATTTACTCCAGCAAGCCCGGCAATCTTTACACTTGCCGCCCTGTGTTGGAGCTGGGCAACTAGGCGCGCCGTCTGTCACTACAGTTGAGGTATGACTCCAGGCTTTTGGCGCTGGTCCGTCAACCTTGCTACCTGATAATCTAATCACCATATTGTCCGGAACTGCTTCAGGGTCCGGCAGGTAAGGGCGCTCTTGTGTGGGCATCCAGTGCTTAGTATCTGGTGTTAATCTTGCAACTTCTAATATTTTTTCCATATGCTCGTGGCTTTGTACGTCGCCGGCGTCGTGCCATCTAAACCATTTTTGATTTTTAATTTTTGCCGCCATCGCTTCAACCCATTTCGGATGTGTGATTGAGGCCAGCCTTCTATATTGCGCTGCTTTAATAGCAGGGTATCTTGTATAATTACCCTTTAATGCATAGCAACCAAAACATGGAGAAGTCTCAACCTTTCTAAGTTTGGCCCCCGTTTGACACTCCCAAGCCGGCAGGCTATAACTTAGGCCTGGCATTTTTGAGGTTTTTGTGAATGAGTCTGTAATTTTTAAAGCTTCTTTTATTAACATGTTATTATCCTTTCTGTTTACTCTTATATAATCCCATATCCTAAAATGTCAAGTACTTAATTAAAATTAGTATTGCTAATTAGAATCATTCTAAACTGCCCGGCTCAACGCTTGGCGCTTGACGCTCGGCGCTCGTAGCTCCGGGCTCTCTCCTTAGCTGCCAGCGCTTCGCGCTTCAAATCTTTAAAAAACTTTTTACAGCTCTTAACATAGGCCCGCGGCAGGTGATTGTGATTTGTTATAAAATAGTGGGTGAGATCTCGATGTTTAATTCTCATCAGTTTAAACCTACCTTTCTAAAACCGGATCGCACTATTGATGTAGCATAGGATCTAAAAAAGTCATCTTCCCATCCTATAATCTCAGGCATTTTCTCTTCCATTTTTATTCTAACTTTTGTCCAGTCATCCTCGTTCATACTTTCTAAGAATTGATTGTATTGTTCTTGTGTAATCATATTTATATATCCTTTCTAATTCTTATATAGTCCCATATTCTTAAATGTCAAGTGTTTAATTTTTTATGCTTGACGCTCATATCTTTTAATATTTTCTTTGCTAATTAGAATCATTCTAAACTGGCCAATGCTCGACGCTCGTCGCTTGACGCTTGTGGCTGCCGAGGACCTTGTGTCAATTCACACATCCCTCGTCTTTATAGATCCGGGCCCCGGGCAAGGATCTAAAGGCTCAGCCAGCAAATAATAATCAGTTGGTGTAACTACATAGGCGGGGCCTTTTAATATATATTATTAACCCTGCACCGTCCGGTACTCACGACCTATGTTATAGAGGTTTACCCTCAGCTAACACCATCCGATCCCAAGTCCTGCTTAGCGCCATGTTACTTAAAGACTAGGCTCGACAGGACCAGGGATCAGTAGCAGGGGATATGCTATTCAGCACCCTGCTATTGAAACCTACTTGCTTTTTCCGGTGCAAGTCCCGTTAGAGTTTATAGTTTTGTTTCAGCGATAAACCCTTAAATGAGGCTGAAATATAGTTATAAGATATTATGGGAACATAGTCAAGCATTAAATTAAAATAAATTTTTTTTTATTTGTTGACTTGTATTTACTTATAATGTATAATCCCAGACATAACAAACAGAAAGGATAACCAATGAATACAGACAAAAACTTTACAATTACTTATTATGCAAAAAAACATAGTAAGCATATTACCAGACGAGGCAAGTGGAATAGTATGTGTAAATATTTTACAACTAAACTTGGCAATGCGTGTATAACTTATTTTGATGTTGACGCAAATAATTATAGGACTTGTTCAGGTAGTTATAAAATAAGATATTAAACATTTGACAATGGGGTATTATAATGTTATAATATCCCATAATAACAATAGAAAGGATAATATGATGTACTTAATAATAAGAGAAATAGAATACGACACACTAGATAATAGTTATGATGTCGTAGATAATACAACTGATATCAACAAAGCAAATGATATGTTGCAAGGGTATCAACTAATCAACAAAAATAAGGAACGAACATATTCAATAGTAAAATATGAAAGTCCTTTAATCTTAACAAAAGAGGTAGCATAATGGAACAATCAAAAAGAATAAGACTTAATCAAGAATACAGAAACAAGATAGCAAAAAGAATAGAACTTGGAATTGACCAAGAAAGCACTATTGAGAAAGAGAAGTATCTACAATTAAGAGAACAGATTAAACCCTTGCAAGATAAAACTTGGGCTATGATGTATGAGATTGGTAGAGAGAACTATCCACAAGAGGATATTGATATGGCGTGGCATTTACAGAAAAAATATGAGAATGTAAATACTATTGCACCAGATAGTTGCTTCCATGTTGCCTATGAAACAGCAAGGACAGAAGATAAACTTGACTACAATGGTAATGTTAAAGAAGCTAAAGGTACACTAATGACAATTGAAGAACACTTTGATTTCAAAGTTGATGGTAGTGTTGAGAGTGGTAGTAGTTCAAGAGATAGTGGAAGCAAGTTTGCTTATGCTTATTTTAGAGATGAATTAAAAGCACAACCAGAATGTAATCCTGATATAAATATCTTGATGAAAGGTAAGGACAGCAACAACCCTTATCAAAGAAAGATAGTTGAAGCTAATGACAAGTATCTTGGAATAGGTCATACAAGTAGTAGCAATCACACAAGCTATCAAAAAGAATGGGACAAGGATTATTCTATGGACTTGATAGGTAGAGAATATTGTAGAGATAGACAGTTAATGACTACCAAAGAGAACTATGAAACTTTGATATTCTGGAAAAACCAGAAAGCACAATTTGTTATTGCTCACGAGAATTGGGTAGAGAGTATTCAAAATCAAATGAGTGAAATCAAATTAGGACTTAAAGGATATAAATATCTTGATGAAGCCCTTGAACTTGCAACTGAACTTGGTTTGACTATTCAAGAGAGTGAAATCATAAGAACTGATAGCACAGGCTTAACTATCTTCAATCCTAAAAATCTTGCTGATAGAATTAAAGGCATGAAAAACAAAGTAAAAGAAACTAGAGAGGAAAAAATAGCCATAGCCAAAGCATTACAAAATAATGTAAATTAAACACTTGACATCACTATGGGATTAATATATAATCCCATAGTATAAACAGAAAGGAAAACAATGAATAAACCACTACCAGAATACGACATAGTAAAGAACATCTTAATTAAGCATGATGTATTAAATAAAAATATTGAGGACTTAGACGACCCTAAACTTATGCAAGATTTGTATGAGCATTTTCAAGAAGATATGCCATATGGAACACAGAAAGCAAGAACAGGCGACCCTGATGAATTTATTTATGACGCACTACAAGACTTAGGATTACCAATAGGTGTTCATCAAGAATAAACACTTGACATCACTATGGGATTAATATATAATCCCATAGTATAAACAGAAAGGATAACAATGACACAATTAAACGACGAACACTTTGAAGTAATAGAAAAAAATAAAGTTGAGAGATATGAAAGACAAAAACTAACTTACCTTGAAGATAGAGTAAAGGTGTTAGAGAGAACATTAGAAAGCCATGCTAAAATTTTGGCTAGATTTCAAATGACTGAGGACTTAAAAGAGCCAAACGATATCAAGGGGGGCTGGTAATGGAGTGGGTATTCTTTGGAATGATTACAACTTTAATAGTTGTAGGATTATATTTTGCAAGGTCAACACAAGATTACATAGACGAACAAAACGAGAGATATAGAAAGGAAAAGAAATAATGGAACATTTTTATTTAGCACTAGCACTAGCAGTAATAGTAGTAATGATATGGGGGGACAAATGAAGTATTGTCAAGGAACTCTTTGTCATATTTATGACACCAAAGACAGAAAGAAAGGTAGCAAGGATAATAAAAGAAACGAAACCAGAAAGAGAACTGTTTTTTATTATGGCAATGGTAATTTTTGTTCTTTAAATTGTCAGACCGATTGGTTTAATACTCATGGAGATAATGCAATCAATCATTTTGGTAGAGTAGAGCAACCAATAGTATTGATAGAGGCTAACGCATGGCAACGACAATACAATTATGATAGACAACAAGATGAGTCGATATACCATGAAGTTAATACAATAACCAAAGCAATCAGACCATGTGAACAAACTGAATAATAAGGGTTGACAATGTATAGGATTAATATATAATCCTATACATACTAACAACAGAAAGGATATAACATGAACATTAAATATAACAACACAACATACACAATACCTAAGCCATTTGATGAGTGCTACTTCGGTAGTAATCCAGTTAAGGAGATGACTATTACTAATCCTTACAGTAATGATAGTTGTAAACTGCCTGCGTTTGCAGTAGCTATCTATGATACAATCATGGGCAATGATGTATTAGGATTTGATGAGGACATATCATATAAGGGAAAGTATTGGTTTCAAAAGAATTTCATTAATGAATATTATATATTACTAGATTAACTTTCTGTTAATAATAGGCGAGGTCTAACGACCTCGCCTAACTAAACAACACAACATACATTAGAATCATTCTAAAGTGCGCCACTTCAAGGGGACCCAAGTCAGTTTGGGTTTTAGCTTCGCGGATTGACCCCCACACCCATTGTAGTATAATAGGGGTCCCAAACTTTACCCTTTATAGCTTGATTCATACAAAGATACGCTGTAAAATACTTATGAGAAGAAAAACAGAACTGAAAAAATTCTGCAAAAAAATATATGAAAAAAGATTTTATAGAGAAGCTACCTCCTGACGCTCAAAAGGAATTTCTAAAGCTAGCAATGAAATTGGAAGAAAAATCCAAAAAAGAAAAAGTACATGGAGATTTTATGACTTTTGTAAAACATGTATGGCCTGAATTTATTGAAGGTAAACATCACAAAATTATTGCAGAAAAATTTAACCAATTAGCTAGAGGTGAAATTAAAAGGCTAATTATAAATATGCCGCCGAGACACACTAAGTCAGAGTTTGCATCTTTCTTACTCCCGTCTTGGATGGTAGGCCGTAAACCTAATTTAAAAATTATACAATCCACGCACACCACTGAACTTGCAATACGATTTGGTCGTAAGGCAAAGACTCTTATGGACTCACAAGAATACAAAGAAGTATTCGAGACCAGACTAAGAGAGGACAGTCAAGCCGCGGGCAAATGGGAGACGGCACAAGGTGGAGAATATTATGCAGCGGGCGTTGGATCTGCGATCACGGGCCGGGGCGCGGACTTATTGATTATTGATGATCCTCACTCGGAGCAAGAT